AACTGCTTTCAACGAAACTGCTGCTCCTGTATTTCAACAAGATGAAGTAGATTTTGGTAGTGTTGCATTTCCATTAGCTGGTGGTGAAGTTTTTGATATTACTATAGATGGTACATCTATATCTTATACTGGTATTGCTGGTGATGATGTTGATGATGTAATCACTGCTTTAGATGTAGAATTTGCTGGTGTTGGTCTTAATAATGTTGATTTCTTAGCTGATTATATTAATGATAAAATTATTGTTACTGCTTTAGAAGGTGGTACAGCTGGTGTTTATACTATCTTAATTGGTGCATCTGATGGAGGTAATTATACACATTTAACTTCAATCGCTGCTGGAGCTGATGGAACTGCAACATTCTATTTAGATATGGAAATTGATTGGGATTTGATTCCAGGTACTCCGGGTTCTAAACTAATTCCTGCTGGTGCTGGACAATTAGAATATATTTTCAGTATTGCTACTAATGCACTTGCAGAAGTAAAAGTAGATGTTGGTGATTATTCTCCTCAAGTAACTGATTGTGTTATTGATGTAGGTACATATACTATTGGTGATGAATTTGTAACTCAAATTACTGAAGCTGATACAACTGTAAACACTATTACATATACTGTTTTAGATGATGGTACTGGTTCTCCTGAATCACGTCAAAAAGTTATTGATGGAATTCATGCAGCTGTTATTACTGCAAATCCTGAAAGTATTACTGTTACTAAAGACAATGTTATTGGTAAAGTTACTTTAACAGCTAAATATCCTGGTTCAACTTACGCATTTGGTACTGTATTAACTTTTAATGATGTTGATGTTTCTGGTGATACTGTTACTTATGTTGCAAATACAACATCTGCTACTGATGGTACAGCTCCTGTAACTTCTGCTGAATTATTTGCTACTAGAGCAATTTATTTTAATGCTGATGATTATGAACTTAATGAAGAAAATGTTAAATTTAGTACTATTGACTCTAAATTAAAATTCATTGCTCGTTGGGTAGGTGATACTGGTAACAATATCGACGTAACTATCGCTAAAGGTGGTGCTAATTCTGATTTTAATCAAGAAGAGCCAGATGATTTAATAGTTGATGTGACTTCTAATGGAGTTCGTACTGTTACGACTACAAAAGTTTCTCCTATTTTAGCTGTTGATGGTATTCCATTAGATTCGTTATTTGATTATGAACCTGCTGATGACGAAATTGCTATTGTTGTTTCTGTACGTGGTGAAATCAAAGAGAAATATATTGTTTCTTTAGATAAAACTAAAAAAGATTACAATGGTAAGTCTAAGTATATTGAAGATGTTATTAATCTTAAATCTAATTACATTTATGTAAAAGATAATGAAGAAGAATCAGGACTACCTGAAAGTTCAGTTCAGCAAATTACTGAGACAACTGTTGAGCAATATCAAGTATCTACAGGACAAAAAATTGGTAAATCTGTTACTGAAGTAACTATTGGCGCTGTACTTAATTTAATGCATGGTGATACCGGTGTTATTCGTAGAGATGATAGACAAAAAGCTTGGGATTACTTTACTGATAAAGAATCTTTAGAAGTAGATATTCTTATTGCCGATGAAAATTCTCATAAATATGTTGCTGAATTAGCTAAGAAACGTGGTGATTGTATTGCGTTTATTGGTGCTAAATATGAGCACTGTGTTGGTCTTAAAACTACAAAAATTATTGATAATTTAGTAGATTATGTTATGTCTGTATATGGAGATCTAAATATTGAAAATAGTTATGCTACTTTCTTTGGAAATTACTTATATGTATATGACAAGTGGAATGATACAAATAGATGGATTAATGCTGCTGGGGCAACTGCAGGATTACGTGCTGAAACAAACACTAATCAACAAGCATGGTGGGCAAGTGCAGGTCTTCTAAGAGGTCAGATTTTAGGTGTTGATAAACTTGCTTTTATACCTAACCAAGGTCAAAGAGATATTCTATATAAAAACAAAATTAATCCTATTGCTAGTTTCCCTGGTAAAGGTAATGCTGTTGTATGGGGTAATAAAACAATGCTATCAAGACCAAGTGCGTCAATAAACGGTCTTATAAATATTATAAAATCTGGGGAGGTTTTACAATATGTCAACATTATTAGTTATAAAGGAAATCAAAGAATTGCATAATAAATACAAAGATACTATGAGTATCTTTGGTAAAGAAGCATCTAAAGTTCTAAAAAAATACAATTATTATATTGATGATAAGTATCAATCAAAAATAATTAAAAAGACATTATATAATATAATCAATAATATAACTATACAACCAAAATGTATTATTTGTGGCGAAGATGCTATTTTTAGAGATTATAAAAGAGGATATAGTCCTGCTTGTTCCGCATCGTGTATGACTAAAATACAAATGAAAAACAAAAAACCCATGACAGAAAAACAAAAAATACAAATGGTTAAAAGAATAAAACAAACTAAATTAGAAAAATATGGTGATGAAAATTATAATAATTCATCAAATAATAAAAGAGTATGGACTAACGAACAAAAAGAAAAATCCAAAAAAACATGTTTAGAAAAATATGGTGTAGATAATATAAGTAAAATTAAAGATATTAAAATTAAAAAATATAATACAATGATTAAAAAATATGGTAAAATTTTTCCTAATATAGATCAAAGAAAGGTAAGAAATACTATGGAAAAAATAGGTAAATGGTTACCACTCAAATATAAAAAAGATTTTCAACATTATAGACAAGTTGTAGATAGATTAACTAGAAATAATCTATCTAAAATAGATAATTTAGATAAAAGAGGAATAAACGGAAATAAAGATGCGTGGACTTTAGATCATATGTATTCGGTATTAGATGGGTTTAATCATAACATTCCTGCTTATATTATAGCAAATGAAAATAATTTAAAGATGGTACCGTATAAAGAAAATCTAAAGAAAGGTAGAAAAAGCTCTATAAAAATTGAAGATTTGATAAAAAAAATTTTATAAATAAATAAGTAATAACATGTTATATAAACGATATTAAGCGATCAGGCGCACTTAAAACACATTGAATTGCTGGAAAGTCTTGTTAGGTTCTAATACTACAATAATCAAGAAATTAGATTATGAATGTTTAAAAAATTAGAAATAAAGATAATCAGCAGCCAAGCTTCTAAGTCTATATTAGATAAGAAGAAGGTTCAACGACTATCCTGAAAAGGAGTAGAGTCAAGTGACTCGAAGTGGTGTGGTTAATACAAAAGTACCTCCCCAAGATACTTACTTTGTATTAATGTGATATAGTCTGAACTTCTATGGAGACATAGAGAACATATAGTAACGATATATGTGTAACATATTTGTTGATCGAGTTAATGTTCGTGGATTATTTAATGTTATGAAACGTGCTATTTCTAAAATGGCTATGTATTATGTATTTGAATTAAATGATGAGTTTACTCGTCGTAGATTTATTGAAGCAATTACTCCATATTTAGAATGGGTTAAGTTTAATCGTGGTGTATATGAGTTTTATGTACAATGTGATGAGAACAATAATACTCCTGCTGTTATTGATGCGAATGCTTTTAAAGCCAGTATAGCAGTTAAGCCTACTCGTGTTGCAGAATTTATAATTCTAGATTTTGTAGCTGTAGGAACTGCTGTAGATTTCAAAGAGATTTTCACTTCATAAAGTCTATAATAAACTAGGGAAACCTAGTTTATTATTTTAAGTAAAAGTATGTTATAATACTTTATAAATACAATAAACAAGAGATAATATATAAGTAGATACTCTTCCACGGTCTATCTACTTATATATTGTGACCGTGGAAAGTCCTCTTGTATTCAAATAAGGAATACGAATGTTAGAACTAACTAAAGAAATTATACAAGAAAAATATATAAGAAAAGATGGTAAATTTAATAGTAGAAAATTACCAAATGGATATACTAAAGAAGATGTTTATTTAATATTTTATAACATTAATAAACCTTTATGTTATTGTGGAAAACCAAGAAAGTTTAAAAGTTTCTCGTATGGGTATTTAGATAATTGTTCACAAGCTTGTTCATGGCAGTCAGAAGATAGAATAAATAAAATTAAAAAAAATACTGATTATAAAAAATTAGGTGAAAATATTAGTAAAAGCAAATCTACAATAACAAAAGAAACATATAAAGAAATTCATAAAAAATCTTCTAAAACCAAAGAACACAAATTTGGTGATGCTAATTATAATAATAGAGAAAAATCATTAGATACTTATAATAAACACAAACACAAACACAAACTAAAAAGAGATAAAAACTTTAAATTAAAATATAAAGATATAAACAAATATAAAATAAATAATGTATATGATATTCAAAGAATAGCAGAAGAATATCAATTATCTTACCACCATGTATATAAAGTATTAAATAAATTAGGTGTTAAATTTAAAAGTAATAATGTATCTAATGAAGAATTTATAATAAGTAGTTTATTTAATAAAACAGTATGTATTAACAATGATAGAAATATACTAAATGGAAAAGAATTAGACATCTACATACCCAAATACAATTTTGCTATAGAATACAATGGTTTGTTATGGCATAGTCATAACCCTTATCAATTTCCTACCAAAAATCAAAAAGAAAATAAGAATAAACATTTAGAAAAAACAGAACTATGTGAACAGAATAATATTCAATTATTCCATATATTCGAAAACGAGTGGTTAAATTCCACCAAACAAGAAATATGGAAATCTGTTATTAATTCTAAACTAAATAACCATAAAAGAATATTTGCTCGTAAAACAGATATACGCCTAGTTCAAAATAAAGAAAAGGATATGTTCTTAGAACAAAATCACTTACAAGGAACTTGTTCTTCCAAAATTAATATAGGTTTATACTACGAAAACGAACTAGTTTCTATTATGACTTTTGGAAAATCACGTTTTTCCAAAAAATATGAATATGAGTTACTTAGGTTTGCTTCTAAATTAAATACTACAATAGTAGGTGGAGGTAGTAAGTTAATTAAGTTTTTTGAAAATAAATATAAACCTAAATCACTAATTTCATATGCTAATCGTAGATGGAGTACTGGTAACTTTTATGAAGCAGTAGGTTTTAAATTTAGTCATAATTCAAGTCCTAATTATTTTTATTTCGATTGTAATAGTTTAATACTTGAAAGTAGAAATAAATACCAAAAACATAAATTACATAAAGTA